GAAGAGGGTTCCAATGACCACTTCACTACGCGGGCTCGTCCAGCGGTGATCTGGATGGGGAACCTGTTGATTTTCTGGAATTACGCCTTGGTGCCGGTGTTTGGAGCGGGGTGGCACCTAGCCCCGGCCGCCATCCCGGACGCCTTCTGGTGGACCTGGGGCACAGTGGTGACCGGTTACGTGTTCAGCCGGAGTGCGGAGAAGATTGCGCAATTGCCGGGCGACAGCAGCATTAAGCTGCCATTTATGTCGATCGCGAACAAGAACGGATAGAGATACCCCTGAACAGAAGGCAAGACCCCAGATTGCAGGAGATTGGCCAGCGGCATCACGGCCCGGCGCGTACCTGGGAAACTCAACCAACCGGCGGCATCTGAGCGAACCTGCTTGGATGCCGCCAACTGAAAGCGAGGACGGAATGATCTTTCTCTGGGTAATTTTGGCATTGGCCATTCTGGCTGGGGTGTTCTATGCGGGCGCCAAGTATGGCGGCAAGGTTTGGAGCGCCGAGCTGGTAGAGGAACGCAAGCTGAAGGCTCTGATCATCAAGGAGCGCAACGAGCTGAAGGCCAATCTGGATATTGCAAAGACCAGGGTTGCAGCGATGGGCTTGGAGGCGAAGAAGATCTTCCCTTGGCTTTTGCTCCTTTTGGCGGTCCAGCTTTCGGCGTGTTTGCAACCGGTCTATGCCCAAATTCCGACAGTAGGCGAACGGGTTAAGATGCCCTTCAATCTTTCGGTGACGACAGACCCGCAGAGCCAGCCCACCAGCACGGCTTTGCCAGATGGCACGTTCTATTCTCCAGAAACGAACTTGGAGCAGTTGGACACCCAGGTACTTGCCTCGGCGCACTCCTCGATCGCATTGGCGGCCTTCAGCCTGACAGACCAGGCCATCATCAATGCCCTTGTAGAGCGGGCGGCTCATGGCATTAATGAGCTCATCTACCTCGACCGGGGCGAACTGCAGGCCGAATGCCGCGGCGACGTCACTTGTGCGCGCAGCCCTATCCATGTGCTGATTGGCACTCCCAATGTCGAGATTCGAGTCAAGCGGTCCAAGGTGTTGATGCACTTGAAGGGGTATGCCATCGACTTGTTCGACGGCCAGGGCTACTACGTTTATCTGACCCGCGATGGTTCGGCCAACTTCAGCGAGCAGGGCGAACGGCTCCAGGACAATTCCGCCATCTTTACCCAGGACTCGAAAGCCGGACTGGCTTTCAGTTCGAAATTCCGGGCGATGTGGGCTCGGCCGGACAACCTGACGGTCGCCCAAGCGGTGACCGAGGCGAAGAAATAGAGAAAAAGTCCAAATCGCGCCAGACGGCGTTCTGGCGGCCTCGGACCTACGCGAGGCTAGGGATGCTCACCAGAATTACCGGTACGCTGTACTGCACACGTTTCCGTTCGATGGCGGAGAGTTCAAGGCGCTGGAGAGAACGGGCAAAACGGTTTTGAGACTCGGGAAGGGAAATTCGGCCAAGTGACGACGCTGGGGATTGGATTGAACGAAGTGCCAAAAGGCGAGGTGGCAGCTAGCTTCCGTGGGGGCTGGCTTCGGCATTTTCGGGTGGCGCTCAGCTCTGCCGGGGGCGCTGCGGTGGTTGTGGGGATCTTCGAATTGCTTCAGCGCCAGCCGATTGAAGGTTTCCGGCTGCTTGGCGTGTGGGGTCCTTGGCCAATCGTTGCCCTGGTCGCGCTGGCCTTTGGTGGACGATTTATGTCGCGACTGAGCGATTCTCTTCAGACCGCTTTTTCCGCTCTAGTGTCGAGTGCCCAGCAGCAGGCGCAGGCAAGCGATCGCCAAGCCAATGCGCTGTCAAAACTTGCGGACCAGGGCGGCCAGCAGGCGGAAGAGGTAAGAAGGCTGGCGATTTATGCCGCGCAGGAATTTCCCTCTGTCTATGAGCGCTTCAATCGCCAGGACGAAGTACTCGCGAATGTGGCCGATGCTGTGAACCGTTTAGTGAATCGAGGATGAAATGAACGTTGAACAGGAGATGAAGCAGACCAAGATCCGCCGCGGCAACATTCTGAAGCTGATTCGGCAGGGGCATGAAAACCAACTGGACAGAATGAGTGATTCAATTCTGCAGGATCTTCTGCGGGATCTTGGCTCAAACATGAGTTTCCGCCAAGTCATGACGATGTTGCAGGATCTGCAAGAGCTGAACTACGTGAAGTTCGATCAGACCTTCAGTGACGAAAAGGGGCGTTTTATCGCCGAGCGGATCATGCTGACTTCTCTCGGCTCCGTGATTGCGCTTCGCCGTAAAGACAACGAACACGTCGCGTTCAGTTAAGGGGAACATGAAGAAGTCCAGGCCCAAAACCGGAGAGAAGCGCGAGGTGAAGCGCCCGCTCAACATCGACCGCATGCCGGTCGAAGTGCGCGACGCGATCCTGCAGCTGCGCGATGCCGGCAAGACCTGGCCGGAGATCGAGGAGCTGTCGTCTCTTCCTTATAACGAGGCTTGGTCGACCAAGGGTGGCGGCTTTGTGAACTGGGAAGGGTTGACCACTCCGGTTCTGGAACTCTTCCCGGATCTCAAGCTACCGCATTCGAATCTGCACCGCTGGTACGACCTGCGGGTCAGCCAGGTGGTGGCCGAGACCATGGCGCGCTCGGCGCAGGCGCGGGAGATCGCCGCGGCTTTCGCCAAGTCGATTGTTGCCGGTGACGACGATGCTGTCATGAATGCTGCCCGTGACCAGATCATGTCTGTCCTGGCCGAGGATGCCACGCCCAAGGGCCGCATGAAGGCGGCCAGCGCTCTGATCGCCCTGGCTGAAATGATGCAGCAGCGTCGGTCCAATGACATCAAAGAGCGCAAGGTCGCGGTGGAAGAGAAGTCCATCCAGATAAAACTGGACGTGATCAAGCAAAAGGCCAGCAAGCTGCTGGGCGACATCGAAGGCCGCGAAGGCAAGCCCCCGGTGCAGCTCACCCGCGAGGACCTGCTCGCAAAGGTGAGGGACATCTATGGAGCCGTATAAGCAGATCTTCCTCAAATATCAGCAGGATTGGATTAACGACAAATCCCCGCTCAAAATCTGGAAGAAGGCGCGCCAGATCGGCTTCAGCTTCACCGGCACCTTCCGCGCAACGATCGATTGTGTGCGGCGCAAGACGCTTTGGATCCTGCTTTCGGCTGGGCAGCGCCAGTCCAATGAGCTGGCTCAAAAGGCCAGGGAACATGTGGAAGCGATCGGGCGCATCGAGCAAGCCGCGCGCGGCTACGAATTTGTCGAGCAAGAGGGCACGGGAGTCTTCGAGAAAGAAAACGTGGGCGAGTTTGTCCAGAATGTCGAGCTGACCCAGTCCATCATCCATTTTCCATCGAACAGGTCCCGGATGATCTTTCTGCCGGCCAACCCCGACACGGCCCGCGGCTACACAGGGAACGTCCTGGCCGACGAGTTCGCCTTTCACAAAGACGCCAAGCGGATCTACGCCGCCATTTACCCCTCGACGACGCGCGGCTATTCCATCGAGATCGGATCTACCTGCTACGGCGAGTCCGGCATGTTCTACGAGCTGTGCGAGAAGGAAAACGGCTTCTCTAAGCACACTACGACGATCTACGACGCGGTGGAGCAGGGTCTGCAAGCCGACATCGTAAAGCTGCGCGAGGGCTGCCCAGACGATGACATCTGGGATCAGGAGTACTGCTGCAAGTTCATCAGCGATGCGTCGAGCTGGATCACCTGGGAGCAAATTCACGCGGCCGAATCGAAGTACGCCACCATCGACCTGGTGCCCTACTTCATCCCGACGGGGCGGCTTTACCTCGGGGTGGACATCGGGCGCCGCAAAGATTTGACCGTCATCTATCTGATGGAAGAGGTTCTGGGCGTCATGTGGACGCGAGCTATTGTGAGGATGCGCGCGGCCCGGTTCGCCGATCAGCGCGCCAAGATCGAGTGGTTCATGGACACCTATCCCATTCGCCGACTGTGCCAGGATTCAACGGGCCTCGGGATGCAGCTTGCCGAGGAGCTGCAGGAAAAGTATGGCTCCTGGCGCGTCGAGCCTGTCACCTTCAGCCTGGCGGTGAAGGAGGATCTCGCCGTCCGGACGCGGCGCGCCTACGAAGAACAGTCGATCCGTATTCCAGACGAGAGCAATCTGCGCGGTGCGATCCACGCCGTCCGGAAGATCCCTACGGCTGCGAACAACTTCCGCTTCGACGCGGAACGCACAGATGCCGGTCACGCGGATGAATTCTGGGCGCAGTCCCTTGCTTTGTTGGCTGGCGACACCGGAGGCCAGCTCAAGCTCTCGGGTGTGCAGGTCTCATCCAAACCCACCGCTTCTTCCGGATTGAAGGGATGTTTCTAATGGCCGATGAAAAGAAAACCGCCGCGCCGCCGCCGAAGGGCGAGATGATTTCGGCGACTAGCCTCTACATGCAGCAGATCTCGCTGTACCGGAACACGCTGGCCTTCGGTGGTACGCGCAATCCTTCAGACATCTGGTCTGCGATGACCTACAACCTGCCGCAGGCGATGGCCTATTACAGGGAGATTGAGGAGAAAGACGAGGATGTTGCCAACGCGCTCGACGATCTGAAGTTGAGCGTGCTGAGCCGCAATATCACCGTCACGCCGGCCAACGACGAGGACTCGGCCGCCGTCGACATCAAAGAATTCGTCGAGTCCCAGCTCAAGCAAGTGAAGTTCGACGAGGTGCTCGATTGTATCCTCGACGCGGTCAGCTACGGCTTCAGCGTGCAGGAGATGGTGTTTGACACCTCCATGGGGCAAGCCTCCCTGACGAACGTCAACGATTGCCCGCAAGAGCTTTTCCTCTTTGGCAATCGCTACCTTCCGCAGATCGGCCCGCTGCAACTGCTGGATAATCCCTGGATGGCGCAAGGTACGCTTGTTCCGGAAGAGAAGTTCATTACCTTCAGCTACCGCAAGCGTGGGCGCAACCGGATGGGTCGCCCGCTGCTGAAGTCTGTCTTCTGGCCGAGCTGGTTCAAGCGCAACGTTGAACGGTTGTGGCTGCAATTCGCGGAAAAGGGACCGGGCACCGCCATGGTCGATTACAACGATCCGGACAACATCACAGAGCGCCAGCAGGCCGTGGACATCGCCCAATCGATCGTGGATAACGTCGCGGTCGCCGTTCCGAAAGGATTCAATGTTCATGAAGAGCTGCTCAAGGTGGCCCGTGCGCAGGATCCCAAGGTCTACGAGAATTTCTTCCGCACGATGCAATACTCCATCATTCGCCGGGTACTGGGCGAGACGCTGACCAGCTTCGGCAACGAAGGTGGAACTGGATCCAATGCACAAGGCGATACCCATTCTGAGACCAAGAATCAGCGATCCATCTTTGTGGCCAAGGCGCTGATGTCGGTGGTCAATGATCAGGTCGTCGCGCCGCTGGTGCTGTGGAATTACGGGCCAAAGGCGTTGGCGCCAATCTGGGGCATCGAGATCAAGGAAGGCGAAGATTTGGAGTCGCGCCTGACCATCGACTCCGGATTGCAGCGTATGGGCAAGAAGTACACGGTTGGCTACGTGTCCGAACGCTATGACGTGCCCCTGGCTGCCGGAGAAAACGGTGAAAGCCCCGAGGACATCCTGGTGCCGAATCCCAACGCTCCGCAGGTCGCCCTCCGCGATAACGTCAGTTCTACGTTTGCCGAGCGCGAGACTGCCGCGCTCCATGCACAGATGGAGGAATACGACAAACTCTTTGGGCAACTGAAGCAAGAAGCCGGCACAATTTTCAAGAGCCGCGTACGGCAGATCGCGGACGAGGCTGTGCCGTCCAAGGCTTAACCAGGTCACCGCAATCGCCCGCACTTCGGTGCCTGAACGAAAGGGAAGAAATGCAGGTTTACGTTGCAAGCAGTTGGCGGTGTCCATATCAGCAAGAGGCCGTAAGACGGCTGCGGAAGATGGGCTATGAGGTCTATGACTTCCGTGGCGCAGGGGACGGATGGAGTGCCGAATTGGGCGCTGGGGGATTTGCATGGTCTGAGGTCGATCCCGACTGGAAGAACTGGCCCGATAATATTCCACGCTACCTTCAGGGCCTCAATCACCCGCGCGCCATCGAGGGATTCAATCGCGATATGGATGCACTGAAACGGGCCGATGTGTGTGTTCTCGTCAACCCTTGCGGGCAAAGCGCTCATGCGGAACTTGGCTACGCAGCAGGGGCAGGCAAGATCACGGCGGCATGGTGCCCTGAAATCAGGGAGCCTGATCTCATGCTGAAAATGGCAGGCTTCATCACCGACGACTGGATTGAAGTTGAGAACTATTTGATGAGCGCAGGCAAGTAACGTCGCGATAGGCGCTGAAACGCCTGAAGAAGTGAGCAATGGGATTTGATTCGCATGAACACGGGGCGCAGGGGCAGATAGGAGATCTGCTGGCGCAGCACCTGGCTGCGTCGGATCTGCTTGGCCGGCTGCAAATGGCCAAGTACGGGCTAGCCAAGACGCGCCGGTCCGTGCGCCTGGCTCTGACAGCTGGGCCGCATCTCACCTTTGCCGAAGAGGATCGCAAGGATACCTTCCAGGGCGACACCCTCGATGTTGGCTTTAGCTTCGATCTTCCCTCTGAAGGCGCGATCAACTACCTCCGCAACCTGACTCCGGTCACCCGCCATCTCTTCGACGGCCTGACGCGGCAATACCAGGGCGACGCTTTCACCGTCGCCGGAGTCAGCGACCAGCGGCTGATCGCGAAGATCCGCGACCAACTCTCTGAGACCTTGGCCCAGGGTGGCACGGCTGGCGATTTTCGCAAATCGGTGGATGCCATGTGCACCGATGCTGGCATCGACAAGCTGGCCGCCTTCGAGTTGGACACCGTCTTCCAGACCAACGTGGCCAAAGCTTATTCTGGCGGCCGCCTGGAGCAGATGCGCGAGCCGGGCATGATGGACGCGCTGCCCTACTGGCAGTACTGGACGGTGGGGGACATGCGTGTGCGGCCGGCGCACGCGGCGCTCGATCTGTTTTGCGCTCGCGCCATCGACCCGGTGTGGCGCTTGATCTATCCGCCTTGGGGCTTCAATTGCCGCTGCAGCGTTGTGCCGATTTCGGCAGACGAAGCGCCTGAAGGAAGCGACGAAGGCGGCATTGAACGGCTGCCATTGATGGCGCGACTTGAAGCCCGGCAATCTTCCTTTAAGACTCTAATCGCGGCATAAGAAACGATAAGAACAGGGTTGAGTTTTCGCGGTCTCCGGTTTCTTCTCGGCCATCGCTCCGCATTCTTTACGGATGCGTTGAAACTTGTCTCGTGGCCAAAATAACCAAGACCGTTGATGGAAAGCAGCTCGCTGCGGAGGACTTCGCGTATGTGGGCGACGACAAGGATATTTCGACCTGGCATCTGCCGATCGATAGGAACCATGTCGAGTCTGCGCTGAAGTTGTTTGGGCACGAGAAGAATGTGCCGCAAGCGGCAATGGGCGCCACGGCCCGCAAGATCGCCAAAGCCGCCAAAGCTGCGGACCTGGATACCAAGGACTTCGAAGCCAAATATTGCAAGTCCAGCGAGCACGCCGAAGCACCGCGTCCCTGGATGGAGATTTTCCGCGCCGGCGATTATTCCAAAGCAGGCAAGGGCGTGATTACCGCAGCCGACCTGAGCCGCGTGGTGCGCAATTACGATCCGGCATTTCATGAGGCGCCGGAAACACTAGGCCATCGCTCGGACGATCAGCCGGCCTATGGATGGATTGATGCCTTGGCTCTGGATGGCGACACATTGCTGGCCAGGGAAAAGCAGGTCGATCCCAAGTTTGCCGAGGCGCGCCAGGCGGGGAAGTTCAAAAAGCGGTCGGCTGGTTTCTATTGCGACGAAAACGGCCAGGTCACCGGCCTGCGGCATGTGGCATGGCTGGGCGCGGGCGTCCCTGAAGTCAAGGGATTGCAGGACATTGCATTTAACGATCACGGGCTGCAGTTC